CCAATGCCCACAGCCGTCAGAGCATTCCAGACGGCTGTGGGCATTGGGATCGACGGGATCGTCGGCCCGGTGACGTGGGGAGCGTTGACCGTATGATAAGCGCCCCTGGGTCGGTGGATATATACATATATACTTAAATAATGTATTCCGTGGATGCAAATGCTGTAGTAAACGAGCTTCTTGACAAGATAAAGCAACTAGTTCTTGACAACGCACTGCTAAAGGTTAGCCTTGCCAATCTGCAGAAGGACAGATCTGAGCGTTCAGAGGACCTTTCCCAAAATGACCCCGTTTGAGCTACTATGAAAGTATGACCTCAGTATCTGAAATTGCACAAGTGTCTCGGAAACTCAGCCGAGACTTTGGCACCTTTTTTGAGGTCAACTTTCCCTCTCTAGGTACCACGCTTAGGCTGCCTCACCCTCTGGTGGAGCAGGCTTCTGTAGACATCACCTCTAACGAAGACGGTTCCGCTGTGACCGACTTCACCGTTATGTCCAGACAGGGACTTTTGAAACTGGACACTCCCTACCTATACCCTCAAGGAGTTTTCGTCACAGGAACCTTTTATCAATGGTTTCTGGAAGAGGATCTTGAATTCTTTGCCGAAGTCGTGGCGGCAGAGCATATTGCCAACCGCACTAGGGTAACCCTTGAAGACATCACCGGCCCTGAAGTAGAAGTCATGGGTATAGGTGCCCTGGTGCAGGCCCTGTGGTCGCTCCTGGCCGAGTTCGCTACAGACATCGACGTGTCATCTCCTGAAGGTATAAGTATCCCAGCACACCAGCGGTTTCAGCAGACCCAGGCGCTCATTCAATACTGGCAGTCTCGTTATGACGAGAAGGCAGCTTTGCTCAATGTAGGCCTGAAGAAGATAGAGGCATTCACGCTTCGCAGGGTGTCCCGTCTCTCTAACCGCCTTGTCCCTGTGTACCGACCAAGGGAGCTTGACGACCTTTGTCCCCCGGTAAGGGTTCGTCCTCCTATAGACCCCATAGTCCACCTGCCGTCTGACGAAGAGGAGGAAACCTGCTCGGCTTCTGACTCTTGGGGCATTGGGTGGACCACCCTCGGGACCGGTTCTTGGTGATTGACTCTAGACGAGAAGTAGGACACATCTTCAAGGAGTTTGGTCGGCTTCATAACAACATAGGTGAGTCCGTTGTCTGGTTTAAGTTTGACCCAGAGTCAAGCTATGACGCCATCTATGATGAGGGCGGCAGGTCCTATGTACCCGGAATATCCGTCCCAGTTTTGTGGGTAGACCAGGTGGAGGACGGAGAGGCTTACTCCCCCGAAGGGCGTCGGCCTACTCAGAGGATAAGGTTTGCCTGCTCGGCTAGAAGCCTGAACGAGACTGGTATAGGGGCAACTGAGGCCCACGGGGGGCGCTTGTGGGACGCTCCGCCGGAAGGAAAGCCGTGGTGGGACGACCGTCTGAATGACGTAGTCTATTACGACGGCAGGTACTACGAGATCAGTGGGTTCAATATTCGCGGCAGGGCTCGTCAGGACGTCATAGTTGGGGTTTCTGGCATTGAAACGCAGGCTTCTGACGAACTTACGTTCGATCTATTCCCGAATTAGAGGATAAAGGAGCCTTCAAACAATGGCTGTAGGAAACTCAAGTACCGTCACTTCCGGGTCTACTGATAAAGGCGACATAGACTGGGTAAACTACGTAGACAATTGGCGGGCTGAGGACTCTGAGTGGCTTCAGGAAAGGTCTGTCGTGCGTATTGACGGGGACTCCCCTGCGAGTGTCCTTGTCGACAACCTGCTCGGAGACCACGTAGGTAGGGTGTATTACAGCACCACAAAGTCTGGGCTCGTGTTTACCACAGCGGTTAGCCCGTCCCCTGTACATAAGACGGTTCTATCATCAAGCGCACTCCAGCTATTTGACTCCTCGTCTACTACTTCTAGTCTGGCTTATTCCGGCGTCGGATCTCCTTCCATAACATTCAGCAACGGAGACATAGTCGTTTCAAAGGGTACAGTTACGTCCCTAGTATCTACTACGTCTTCTATATCTTCGCTAACCGTAACCGGAACCACTTCGCTGAAAGCCGGTTCCGGGGCCCTTGCGGGGTCTGCAAGTGGCCTTACTCTAAACACTACGTCTACATCGTCAAACGAAGTAATCCTATCCACTAGTTCAGCCGGACTGTCTATCGACAAGGGTTTCACTGCTTCTAGCGTTTCCTCTAACGGGACCCTAGCCGTTACCAACATGTCTACCTTGTCCGGTGGTCTGACTGTGTCTGGTGGGTCCGGCCTCAGCGTTACAGGACCATCCTCTTTGACTGGATCTTTGAGTATCACTGGAACTATTGGGGTTAGCGGAGCGGCCGCCTTGTCCGGTGGTCTGACTGTGTCTGGTGGGTCCGGCCTCAGCGTTACAGGACCATCCTCTTTGACTGGATCTTTGAGTATCACTGGAACTATTGGGGTTAGCGGAGCGGCCGCCTTGTCCGGTGGTCTGACTGTGTCTGGTGGGTCCGGTACTACAGTTCAAACTTTCTCCGCCACGTCCACGTCTACGGCAGCAGCAATCACCGCTACAAACAGCAGCAGTGGACCCAACCTACGGTTGGTAAACTCTTCTCCAGTGTCATTCGATCTGACTGGCTCTGGGTCCACTCCACCTAACATGTCCCCATCTTCAGGAACGTGGGCTGCCGGAGACGTCATTCGCGACAACGCTCAGAATCTTTGGTATTGCAAAACTTCTGGTTCAGGGACTAGCTCCAAATGGAGCAGGATGTCTGGTACTGGGCTGAACTTCTTGAGAGTTCCACGGAGAGCGTACAACAGCAGCCTCTCGGGGGGAACCTTTACGCTGACATCCACAGTATCGGATAGGACTATCCCACTTAGTGGGATCATACCTGCTGGGTCAACAGGGGCGCTTGTCAACATAACCCTATTTTCTTGCGTGGGTAACGGGCACTTTCTCCTGGTTGCTGGCGATGTTGCAACGCCAAGTACACTGGAAACGTCCTCGATCAATTGGTATACAAACACCGGCGTTGGAATGATTATTGTAAACGAGACGTCCACCCCGGTGGACTCTAGTCAGAACATAAAAATCTTGGCCCCAGCGTCGCCAGGGGCGTCTACCCACTTCATAATTGACGTTATAGGGTTCTACTACTAAGGCCTCAAGGAGCTGCCCGAGTAGCTCAATCGGCAGAGCACCTGTCTTGTAAACAGGAGGTCAGGGGTTCGATTCCCCTCTCGGGCCCTCACTTTGATATACGAAAAAGTGGTGTATGATAATGAGTTATAGGTGGCTGAGCGGCCCCCTTCTCACCTGATCATTTGCCCTGGAGGCGTAAGTGGCTGAAATGCTGCACATAGGTGCAGGGTTTTTTGCCGCCTTGGACGAGTACGTCCACGGCGTATGCTCAGCCCATGTCGCCGCCTGCGGTGCCGGAGTTGACGAAATCGTCAACGACTTCAAGTACAGGGCAAGCAAGTCTCCACAGTGGGCTGGTCTTTCCGACTCCATTGAATCCTGGGTTGAAGACGGTGTGGCCATGGTCGGGGTTCGGGATCCTCATGTAGTGAGCCGGGCCCTAGACGCCGAGTACGGCAGCTCCTCGACGCCCCCATCTCCGATTATCAGAATGACCCAGGGCTCTTCGCTACGGGCGTCCAAACGTATGGACTCGGTATACCGATCGATTCTCGGGGATGGGTAATAATGTCTTTTTGGGATAACGAAGGGTTTATTGGAGACATAGACCTCTCTGTACACACTGGTCTTCTTCTTGCCGAAGACGCAGCCTTGAAGGGTTACCTGAGCGGCCTTACCGTACCAGGTAAGGACGGCCCGGTAACTGTAGAAGTTTACTTCAGGTATCCTGAAGGGGAGCGCAGGATAAAATACCCATTCATTACCATAGACTTTCTTGGTATAGAGCCAAACTACGGCCTATGGAGGAGCGTACACAATCTAGACACTGAGGGGCTCTACGTCCCATCTACGTCTACCTCTATTCCCCCGATTACTGTGGGAAGAGAGAACACGCATAATCAAGTCATGCTCTCCTATCAGCCTTTCCTGCTCACCTATCAAGTAGTGGTCCACTGCCGATCGGCGCTTCACGACAGATTCCTGGCAAGCAGGTTCATGGGGGACGTATTTCCCCCCAGGTCGTTTTTTATAGGTGTCGACGCCGACAACACTTGGCGTCGCTGCGAGCTTATATCCATGCAACCCGCCGATTACTCCGAGACTACGGAGTCGGGCAACAAGCGGGTGTTTAGGAAGGTCTACACCATAACTATGCTCGCAGAAATACCTGTGTCCCGGATACAAGAAGTCGAAAGTGTCCATAGGGTACACGTAGACGTGTACAGCGACGTAACCCCGGCGACAGTTGAGGATACTGGCCATTCCTTTGATGACCCTCACTCATACGCCGAACCTTTTACCGTAGAACCGCCGCCTGGTACGTAGATGGATTACGAATCACCCAACGATTTTCCCTAGAACTTACAAGATGATACGGAGCCTCAATGCCTGTAGATAATCGAAAGCCCGGCGTCTACGTAGACGAGACGCTTTTCGCAGGGTCGTCCGGTACGTCCGCCGCTACTACCGTCACCCTTTTCGTCGGTGCGGCTCGCACCGGGCCGTCTGTTTTTCCGGTTAGGTGCAATACCTGGTCGGACTACGTCCTTAACTTCGGCGGGTTTGAGGCTTTTTCGGACCCTGATGACGCTACGGCGTCTATTACAAGCTACCTCCCATACTCCGTTTACACGTACTTCCAGAACGGTGGACGGCCTGCCTACGTTCAGCGAGCCATAGGAGCTGGCGGTGAATCTGCGTCATATGAAGTTCCCTCAGGCTCGACGTCTACTGCGTCAGTTACTGCATCCGTTGCGGTAGACGGGGTTGCCACACTTACCACTGACGGGGCGCACGGGTTCCAGGTGGGTGACATTGTTGAGATTACCAACGTAGGTATAGATTACGATGGCACGGTTACCATAACCGGTGTAACTAGTACCACTTTTTCTTACGCCACTAGCGGTGGGTCGATTAGTTCTGAAAGCGGTATTGATGGCTCCGCCACATCTTCCTCGCAAGTAAGCTTCGCCGTTACAGCAATAAGTGTCGGTACCCCTGGTAACAACATAAGCGTGGCTATTACGGTTACTGACAGCGGCGTGGGCGTGTTCAACATGTCGGTGTACGTTGACGGGGTTGAGACCGAACGGTTCCAACATCTCACAGCGTTCCAGGACGGGCCTGCCGGTACAAGGAATGTGGAGTCTACGGTCAATGACCCGTATTCGGGGTCGAATATAGTTCGCGTATCTGACGTCAACCCTCTGTTGACGCCCAATGCTCTAAGCCCCATCAACCTGACTGGCGGGATAGACCCGTCTCTTCCTGAATCTGGTGATTTTGTTGATGCCGCTGTAGACGGGGCCTCAAAGATTGAGGGCCCTATCTTGATCAGCCAGGTCGGGTTCTTGAGTAAGTCCTCCACGGAAAGTGTGATTGTCTCGCCGTCGCCGCTTTCTTCTTCTAACTTCTTGAATCGGTCGGATGTGTTCATTATCAACGATTCCGTTGACCCGCGAGCCTTCAACCAGTCGTCTTCCAGCTACAAATCTCTTATAAGCTCTACTCTTACGCAGTTCACCGGCGACTCGTACGTGGCCGCCTACACTCCCTGGATTATTATCCCTGACCCTCGGCGGTCTGGGTCGACGATAACGATCCCCCCTGGCGGAGCCGTGGCGGGAGTCATGAGTAGAGTGGACAGCACGATCGGAGTTTTTCGAGCCCCGGCTGGGGTCGTGGCGGCAATTTCAAACGCCATCGGCGTCGACACTCGCTACACGGACGCCGAGCTTGGGGACCTCAACGCAGCAAATATAAACGTCATTCGCCCGGTCCCCGGTGTTGGTGTAGCGATCATGGGGGCCCGTACTCGCCGATTGTATGGTGCCGACCGCTACGTGTCTGGCCGTCGAACGCTGATCTACCTCAAGGAAACGCTCCGACAATCTACTTCGTTTGCTTTGTTTGAGAACAACGATCGAGCTTTGTGGCGTCGGCTTGAGGTAGCTGCTGAGCGCATCCTCCTTCCCTTGTGGGAAGCAGGCGGATTGCGCGGCGCCACTGCAAGTCAGGCTTACTTCATTAAGTGCGACGATACCATAAACACCCCCGCCGTTATGGAATCAGGCGAGGTCCGTATGGAGGTCGGGGTTGCACTTGAGTATCCGGCTGAGTTCATTGTTATCAAGGTTACCCAGTTTGAGAGCGGCGGGATCACTGCCGAAGTACAGCCTCGGGGCTGAGGAGGAAACACATAATGGCAGTTCAAGACCGAAGCCGCACTAGCAGTGACCCCATTAGAAACTTCAAGTTTGGAGTTACCTTCTTCCTCAACCAGGGGGTAGCGGGTACTATAGAGGGTACAAATAACCAAGACATCTCCACGAAACTCACTTCAATGGGGTTCAGCACTGTTGAGGGCCTGAACATGTCGACGGAGATGATCCCGTATCGGGAGGGTGGTTGGAATACCAATCCCCATAAGATTCCCGGTATGACAGACTTTTCTCCAGTTACCATGAGTAGCGGTGTCATTCCCTTGAAGAGCGGTATGTGGGACCTGGCTCGCCAGATGTTCTCGGTCCAGTGGGGCGAGGGGACTCTCCCGGAGGGAGCCGACTATCGGATGAACGTAGATATAGATGTCTTCGATCATCCGGTCACAGTCGGCTCTCCGTCCAACGCCAAGTTGAGGTTTAAGCTCTACAACGCTTGGGTGGCCAACATATCTTTCTCCGGTCTCAATGCAATGGAAAACGCCATATTGGTGCAGCAACTGACCCTGCACCATGAGGGTATGGACGTGGTGTTTAGCTAGTTACACTGGACGCTGTACCTGTAGCTATTTTATACAACGAATAAAGTACAAAGGAGAATAACAACTATGAGCAAAGCTACAGTTGTGCATGATGTCAACGATTCTGGGCTTCCTCCATCGAAAAAGATGGAGGAAGCCCAGCGGGTACTGACTGGATCAGTACCCGTAATACCGGAGACACCTAACGTTATTTTTGAACTACCTCGTGGCGCCCTTATTGGTGGGTCGTGGGAGAATGAGGTCGAAGTACGAGAGCTTACTGGGTCCGATGAAGAGGCTCTTGCCAAATTCAAAAGCCCAGAAGACTTCTTCAATGCCGTCATTGTCTACGGCACGGCTCGTATAGGGAGCAAACAGCTTTCAGACATGACATTCCCCGAGAGAAACTTCGTACTCTCCGGCCTCCTCATCGGTGAGCGTGAGACGCTTTTCTTGAACATTGCCAGGGCTACATACGGTGATGAGAAGACTATAAACCACCAATGCCGGTTCTGCGGCCTCGATATAGAGACTGTAGTCGTACTTTCGGAAGACATATCGTGCAAGGAAATGTCTTCTCCTCACACTATTACGTACAGCCTCACCACCAGTAAGGGAACCGTCCTGACATATCGCCTTGCTACCGGGGCTGATCAAACGCTAGTTCTATCTCGCAAGGGCGCTTCGTCTGCGGAACAGAACACGATGATGATCGCTGAATGCCTTATATCGGTAAACGGCGAAAACGTGTTTGACGGAGCCTCTTCGGCCAGATCCCTATCCATGGGTGACCGCACCGCTCTTCTGCAGAAACTCTCTGAAGAACAGCCTAGCCCTAACCTAGACATTCCTCTTTCGTGCGTCGGCTGCGGGGCCGAGATTGGGGTACCCCTTTCGTGGGGAGACATCTTTCGTCCGTAGTACAGCCCTCCTGTACATGGAGTACGACATAATTTCAAAGGAATACCCAGGTTGGGGTTTGTCGGACATTAGGAACTTGACACGAAGGGAACGGTCCTACTGGATAACCCTTCTGAAGTGGAGAAGAGGCCAGAATGGCTGACGAACCGAGCGCTTTGGGAAACGTCCCGTTGCCGGGACTGGGGACGACTGACGACCAGGCCCGTACGGGAATAACTCCCAAAACCAGGGTTGCCACTACTCTGGGGTTTGAGGTACCCAAGGTAGCAGAAGTGGAGAGACACGTACGGTCGCTGACGTCGGCTATGACGTCTCTCAGGACTGCCCTTGAGAGCTTCTCTACCAAGGGTGCCGGTAAGAAGATGGCCGCCGACCTAAAGGCGATCACAGACTCCGCTGGCGGAGCTGTAGGGTCTCTGGGGCGACTTATTAAACAGTCTTCCACCTCTAACCCGTTCTCCGCAGGGCTTACGGTATGGCAGGAGCAGAGACAAGCCCGGGTGTCTTCTGGAGGCTCAATCCCGGGGTCTCGTCCCATCACATATCCTAACGGGATTGTAGAAGACCGTGGGTCAAGAGGGACCGTATTTTCAAGGGGTGGTCCCGCCTATACGGACAGCGATACAGCGTCAAATACTGGCAAGAAGATCGCTGGGGCCATTGGGGACACGATAAAAGGTGCCCTCTCCAACCCCTTGAACCTATCGTCTGCGCTAGGTGCCGTCGCCTTCGGGGGCATGAGCGCCATGAGTAGCCTGGCCGGTTCCGGCATAGAGTACGCTTATAACCGGATAAATGGACCTCAAGGTAACCAGGCGTTTGCTCTCAGGGCTTCCCAAGCACTGGCACCCAATGTGACCATGATGAGGGCGGCCTCCGGTAACTCAAATATGACCATGACAGGCATGCTCCGGGGTCTTGCTAGCAGGTATCCGGTCATGGGTACTCCCGATGACATGTTGAGCATGATCCTGTCTGGTCAATCGGTCGGCGCCCTCATGGCTGGTACGCCGGAACGTAATGGTTTCTTTGAAAGTGCTCGACAGATGCAGACCCTCAACCCAGGAGCGTCTCCTGGGAGTATCGGGTCCTCTCTCGCAGGGTACATGGGTAACGTGAGGTCCCAACAGTTGGGAGCTTTCCTGGGGCAGGGGGCTTTCACCATGGTCGGTCAAGGTGGGAGATACAAGTCCCTTTCTGAGTGGGCTGAAGGGATTACTAAGTTCCTGGAAAAGCAGCGACTGGGCGGGGGTCAAGGCAAGAAGTTCACAGCAGCAGAGTTGATAACGCAGAACTTCCCGGGGTCAAACATAAATGCATGGTTCCAGATGATGGGCGTGCCTCAGGACATGGTTGACTTCTGGTGGCAGTACGTACTAACTGCCCGTGGTAGCGGAGGGGGAGAAAATCTCGATGCTACCGGGTTGATTGGGGCTACCGCCAGTCAGCGCGGCCTGAACCTCGGGGTAGAGCGTCTGAAGAACGTAACTCAAGGGTCTCGGCGAGAGTTCTTAATGGGTGCCGGGATGTACCCGTTGTACGGGGCGCGTGAGTCTTCTGATAGCCGGTTTAACATGATTATGCAGGGTCTGGACGCTGGGCTTGGGTCCATGTTTCGAGACACTAACGTAGGTCGCATGATGGCGCTGCTGCCTACGCCCATCATGGAACTACTTATGCCCCTCATGTCTCAGCTAGCAACAAGTCCCTTTGGTCTGGCAAGTGCTGGGTTGGCGGGAGCCTTGTCTTCCTTTGGCGACCCGCCTATTGGCGACCCAATAGGGGACTACGGCTATGCCGGTGGTACTTCTACAGCGCATCTTAGCCCAGACTTGGCTAACCGAGTGAAGTCTATGATGAGGGCTAACCCTCGACTGCGGGTCTCCTCTGGGTATCGCGACACGGTCACTCAGAACCGTCTCCGGCGAAGCGGTTACGGAATGGTGGCGCCGTCGTCAAGAAGCAAGCACACGAGAGGGTGGGCAGTGGATATTGGGCCTACCAGTGAGGGAGGGTGGTTGGCCAACAACGCCCACAAGTTCGGCCTCCAGTCAGCGGCTAGTCAAGGTGAGCCGTGGCACATCCAGATGGCTGGCACTATGCCAGTTGGGGATGACGGTAACTGGCTAGACAAGCTCAAGGGATGGTCAACGTCTGCTGTAGGTAAAGTTGTGGGCGCTGGGACATCCGCTCTTGGTAACCTAGCGGCTCCCCTGGTAGAGGGTCTTAAATGGATAATGACTCAGGCCAGTAATATAATACTGGAACCTATACAGGGGATATTTACTAAACTCCTCAGTGGAGGATCATTTTCTAAAATCGTAGATACAGCAGTGAGTTTGTATTCAAAACTTATGATGGCCCCTCTTTCCGGCCTTATAAGGATAGGTGGGGAGTCTGTATCAACCGGGTCTATGTCTGAACAGGACATTATCGGCCTTATAAGCGGCAACGAAACTCGCCCTCTTCCAAACATAACTCTACCAAAGGGCTTTTCACCTAAGGCCTTTGACGTTACCGATTCAGGGTTGTTTGGCGACCCTTCGGGGTTGATGGCCTCCACTCCAACCTCTGTGTCCATGAACATGGGTTCCCCGGTTGTCATAAACGCACCTATCACCATAAACGGTGGGTCGGGCTCTTCGGGGGACGCTCGCCGTGTTGCTGCCATGGTGGTAGACCACCTCCAATCTGAGCTTTCCAGGCGACAGTGGAGGACTACGTAATGGTTCGTATTGTCGACACCAACGAATACAACGGTCCGCCCCTGGGAAGGTCTGGGGTACCAGCCGTATCTATCTACCGTCTCCCTGAGACCGTTGAGTCATCGTACGAACTCGGGCGAACCACCCTGAGGGAGTTGGGAAGAGCAAACCCAGAGTTTGCATTGACCTCTAGATCTAACCACCTTGTGGCTGGAGATAAGATATTTAGAGGATACATACGCAGGTCCGACGTGGATGAGGCTGACCCTACTAGTCAGTATCGACTGTACTTTATGTACAACCCTGATTCGCTGCGTCGAAGTTATACCGCTTACCTAAATCAGCAAGCCCTTGACCCGTCTAACGCCATGTTCGGGTCTAACAACATGGCTGCTGCTCCGGGAATCGTGGATTTCGGGTTTGAGCTTTTGTTCGATAGACACATTGAGGTGTCTTCTTCGCATACTCACCCGGGAACTAAGGTAGATTATGACTTTTTTGATTTAGTAGTGAGGGGTGTGTTTCCTAACACTACTTCGTCAGGAAATGTAGTACCTGACAACGGTGTAATGATGGTAAACCCGAGCAATCTAACTGTGGTATTTGGAAAATACCTAGCGGTTCGGGGAAGGGCTTACAGCGCCAGTGTGAGGTTTGAGAAGTTCAACCACCGAATGACTCCTACCCGAATGTCTATATCTATATCTATGAAGGCATTTTACGTGGGGTCTGTTGGCAGTTCAAGTGTCGGCGCTCCTGATGCCAGCATTACTAAATACTCTACAACCGTCGAGTACACGAAGGTCGCTTCTAACTTTGAGGAATCTAAGGAAGGCCCGAGGTTTATCTTTGAGCCGTCCGTTGCTACTACTACAGGGGGGTTTAAAAATCCCTACACCCTGGTGAGTACAGGGGGGACTATTACTGAGGGAGTTCCTCCTGCGGGAATCCCTCGCGGACCCTTTAACCTGAGGATAGAACGTACGTCAAACAGTATTTACGTAAACTCTCCTGTAGATCCTGTTACGCTATCTGATCTCCAGGTCATGAATATAGTTAGATCGTTGTGGACTGATCGCAATAGGGCTATAGAGGCTTGGGCTATAGCGGCGGCTGAGTCGGGGTTTCGTGCAAACGTAGCTGGAGTAAATGATGACGGGTCAATTGACGTAGGACTTTTTCAAATAAACTCGATAAACCACGGAACCAAGCCAGTTGAATACTGGACAGATCCTTGGGTTAATGCTCTGAAAGCGTATGAAATGTCTAATGGTGGCTCTAACTGGTCTCCATGGTACGTATGGAAATACAACAGAGTAGACCTTGCCGCAGCCCGTGAGTTTTTCGATAGAAGTAGCGCATGAGCGACTCTCCTACTGTCAAGAGGAACACCTACGTCCACATAATCGGCGAGGGCGTCTCGGCTCAACCTGAGCCGTACGTGTCTCTTTATGACGTACTTACTCCGTCAAATACTGCAAGAGTTACGGCTGACTCTTTAAGCGAGTATATGGACTCTGCCAACCCGCCGTTCAAGTTCTCTTCCACAGGTCGACCTACAGACTACATATCCAATAGATTCCTGGCTGAAGAGGCCGGTGGCGGCGTACATGTGGATACGAGGGTGGTTAGGGGGTTTATACGTAGGTCCAACATAGAGGAGAAGGTTGATGCTACCAGTAGGTACCGACTGAACTTCATGTATAACCCTGACGTCATAACTCGGACCTACGTGTCCTATCTTGAACAACAGGCTTTGGACCCGTTCAATACGGTTTTCGGGGCTAACAACCTTGTGGCCCCTCCAGGAGTTCTTGATTTCTCTTTTGAAATGTTCTTCGACCGTCAGATCGAAAACGCCAACGGATACCTGCCACGAGGGGTTTTGAGTGACTTTGATTACTTTGACCTTGTAGTTCGCGGCGTTATACCTGAGTCCGTACCGGGAGGGTCTCCCGATAACGGCATACTTATGGTAAACCCAAAAAACATCACCGTTGTATTCAGTCCGCAAATTTCCGTTCAGGGGAAGGCGGATTCTGCTGAAGTCATCTATCAGAAGTTTGACCACAGGATGACGCCGGTTAGGATGACTATACGCTTGTCTATGAAAGTTTTTTATATAGGCCCGGTGCGGCCCGAGTTCACTCTTAGTACGTCATCGTCTGAGACCGTCTACGCTTCAACGGTCCCCTACAACACTATTACTACAAACTTTATAGAGGACTCAAACGGTCCAACGTTTTTGGTAGAACCTTCCTCAAGCACGGTATCTCAATACCAGACACCTTATACAGGTGTACGTACTTATTCTTCTCCCGGGTTGAATGCGAGGCCTAACCCTCCCGGACCTGGAGACACTCTATTTATTCCCGAGGTTCTTTTGAACATTGGAAACGGGAAACTACCGGACAACGTTCTTTCGGACATAGGTAACGGTGAGCGAATGTTCTGGCAGGCAGCACAGGCGTTTCTTGGCCTAGTTGGTGCTGCCGCTAAAGACGGAATATCCATAACACCATCAAGTGGGTACCGTACGTATGAAGAGCAGGTACCTATCTACAACAACTACATAACCAATGGTGGGGCTGAGGCAGCGGCTCCTGGAAGGAGTAGGCACGGGTGGGGACTAGCGGTCGACATAAGCGAATTGTGGGGTAACTACCCACAGCCCGACGTGCAATCTTGGATGCAGAACAACGCATGGCGATGGTCGTTCTACGTGTACGAAAACGAAGCCTGGCACTGGGTATTCTGGGGTGCCTACGATACTCAGTCGTATATCCCATAATAAAGATTGGTGCATCAATGATTACCAGTGACTCTAGGTACACGTCCGCTGATACAGCGCACGCTCCTTCACACATGTACGATGAGTACGGGAAGGTCGAAACCCAGGATAGCGGGGACACACTAGAAGTGTTTCGTCCCACGCTGTACCTTCTCACTACTAAACAGGTTTTAACGCCCCCTCGCCAGTATATGGTAAAGATGACTGACAATATTCAGCTTCTAGCCTATAAGGCGTTTCAGGATCCGTATCAGTGGTGGGTTATAGCCGACGCTAACCCCCACATAAGGTATCCACTAGATTTGAAAACGGGCGACGTAATTCACATGCCGGAGTAGTTACAGTGCCGTCATCCGTACGCAACCCCGCTCTAGGGTCTATACAAAGAATACTTGTATACGATCTAGTAATAGACTCCGAAACAATACTGTCTAGTACGTCTGAAATACAAAAAGTAGACATAACTAACTCAGAGAACAGTCACGAAGTGGCCGTTCTTACCATACAGTTGACTAAAAAGCAGATAGACAGATTTGTAAATAAGCTTGTGTCGTTTTCCTATGGAAGGAAGTCTTCTTCTAACTCTTTCTACGGTTACGTAGTTACAATAAACCCTATTACTGAATACAAGACGGACACTACGGTGGAGATATCTTGCATAGGTGTAACTTGGCCGATGCAGAGTGGAACTCCGAGGTTTGAGCGTAACTCCACAGTTCCATCTATTTTTTCCAAGGTTGTATCGTCTTACGGTCTTGGTGTCCAAATAGAGACACATCCGTATATATGGAGTGCCGTTGCTCAGTGTGACTTGAGTGACTGGGAGTTCGTACTCCACCTAGCTGACAAAATAGGGTTTTCCGTATACACGTATCGCGGTGTTGTTAGGTTGATAGATGCCGCTCGGGTTTTGAGGAACACTCCAGTATTTCAGCAATTTGTTCGGGGGGACGACGTGCTTGACAAGTCTAGGGAGCTTATTGACTGGACAGCCACAACACAGTCGATGAACTTGCGTGAAAACATACAGCCTGCTTTTGGATTTTTTGAAGCCGGTGAACCGTCGTCTTCTAGGGTAAAGATAGAGCGCCCATACCGACTCCTTACAAGTACAGTAACGTTGAATAGAGATATGTCAAAGGTGTACGAAGACGCTTGGAACCGCCGTCCTGAATTTTGGACGCAGTCAGGACAAGCTCGTATAAATGGAAACGCTCTGGTAGCTCCCGGAATGAACGTGTCAATAAAAACCAGCCCGTTTATTTCTCAGTCGAACGACTTTGACGGGGTGTGGCTAGTTAGAGAAGTCTCGCACTCCCTTACCCATAACTCGTTTCAAACCCTGTTGTCTTTGTCGAGAGACAAAGGGGACGAGAAGATACCCTCTAATAACACTCAGTTCTCATGGTTTTGGAACTCTTCCAAGGGCGCCCCAAGGGTGTTGAAAAATGAAAGTTCTGGGCTATGGAAGTCCTCGTGGGGGTCGTCCCCCGACATCATCAATGGACAGTCTTGAGTAACCCCATCCCTGTGAGGATCCAATGATTGCACTCTCGTCGCCTTTTTCTGTGTCCCTTAAGGGTTCTATAACTACCACGGTAAGTTACGACAAAATCGTCAGAGATCAGTTGATTGACGCCATAACCACTAACCAGGGTGAGAGGGTTATGAACCCTGATTGGGGATGTAACATAAATGCGGTGCTGTACGACCCGTCATCTTCTCTTGAAAGGTATGACACTGCTTCGTATATCCGCGACCGGTTGGTTGGCATGCTGCCTAGGGTAATTATAAGGTCCGTAAGTGTAGACGTAAAAGACTCCGAACCCAATATTGTAAATATTGAAATAAAGTACAAAGCATCTGCCTTTTCTCCAGACTCGTCTATCTCTGTCGGCATCGACATGGAGGGAACTTCCAGTGGCAACTAAGCGGGTGGTGCTCGATTACACAAACCGAGACTACAAGTCAATCAGAGCCTCGTTGGTCGGGCTAGCTCGGGGCACCATGCCTGAGTGGCAGACAGTCGGAGAGTCGGGTGATCTTGGTACCCTCCTCCTTGATCTGTACTCATACGTCGGCGACGTCATGCACTACTACATAGACCGTGTTGGGGCAGAAGCCTTCCTCAGCACCGCTGTTAGGCGTCAAAGCGTGATGTACATAGCGGACATGCTTGGGTATAGCCCAATGGGGCAGCGGTCAGCATCCGTTCCAGTCAAGTTTCACTGGGAGTACAATACTGAGAACTACCCGCAAGGACTGCCCGAATACACCTACAGCATAGTCCAAGCATCGGCTACCAACGGCGTGGTATGCCTTGGGTTGGCGGGTACATCCGCTGTAAAAATAATCGCCGGTCAAACAGTTACCGTCAAAGGTTTGTCGGACGCCCACGGTGCCAACATACCTGAAGACTCTAAGTTTATTGTTGACAAAGTTACGGAACCTACCGACGATAGTCCGTTTCTTATCTATTTCAACATTCCATCTACTTCTCCCTGGGCGTACCCATACGAATACGAGAGCAGCACTGTTGTTCTCCCAGCGAGCACAGTTTCCTCGGGAATGTCAGTAATTATCCCTGCTAAAACTAAGGTCAAGGCTCCAAACAACGGAGACCCCGTAGTTTTTGAGATAGATAGAGACATACTTCTCGATATGAGCGCTAGTCAAGAAGACGTGAGCGCCAGTACTAGGTACGTAGACGCAGTAGCTACGGCGTTTGAAGGTATATCCGTAGAAAAAACTCGCATTGGGACCAGTCAGGGTATACCTAACGCTGAGTTCACTATCCCAAATGAAGGTGTTATAGACAGAACCGTGAGGGTGTATACCCTTGAGGGCGGCCAGGCTGTTGAGTGGTCTAGGGTCGACAAGATGTCCTTGGCATCACCTACTCAGTCCGTTTTCACGGTATACGTTGACGACCAGAACTACACCCACATTCTTTTCGGAGACAACTCTTCTGGGCGTATTGCTCCATCAGGAGTAGAAATATACGTTGAATACCGGTATGGAGTAGGATCTGCGGCAAATGGGCTAGGTATAGATTCAATTACCGAATTGGGTAGTTCGTATGCCTCCAGTCTTGGGGTTACAGTAACTAATACCGCTTCTCCGGTAGGCGGTGTGGACGTGGAGTCCATAGCGTCAATGCGGTACTCGGTACCCAGGTCTGCAAGCCTGAAGCAGCGGGCGGTGACCCTTGACGATTTTGTGAGTCTTGCACTGCAAGTTCCTGGAGTTACCAAGGCAGTTGCGTACGGCTCTAACTACTCTACTATCTACGTACGTATTGCTACCGGTCCCCAATCGCAGGCCTACTCTACTTACACAGTAAGCGGTAAGTACGTAACCACTGACACCATAACTCTAACCCTTGACTCTGCGTCGGGTATATCTACTCCTGGGCAGTTGGTGTATATAGACAACGTATTTGCTAGTGACTTCAGCACACGTACCGTAAACGTGTTTCAAAACACAACTCCAGTAAAAATTGATTCAATTGAAGTAACTTCAGCGGTGTCTGGTCCTGACACAATAAAGGTGACTACTGTGTCGTCTCACGGTATCTCTGTAGGTCAGCCAATAAGGATAACTGGTTTAACTGGGGTTACCTCGGTACTTAACTCCACTCACGTAGTCACAAGCGCCACTGCTACATCGGTAACATTTTCTGCGACTTCTTCATTGGGTTCTGGTACTACGTCTGTGTCCGACCAACAGGCGTTTACCTCTCGCCAAAACGGGTTTACTATAACAAACACGAGCCTGGGGTACACGCCTACGTCCGAGTGGGTCGCCGTGTCCTCCTCCCCTACACCGACAGTTACTACCGTTGACCCGTCTATGCAGCTAGTAATAAACAGCTTGGAACAGTATCTGGAAGACAAGAAGCTTATCGGATCCGTGGTGTACGGGGAGCCTGTTGAGTGGACGAACGTAGACCTAAACGTATTTGTCAGCGTTCGCCCTCTGTACAACCGCGAAGCAGTACGCTTCGCAGTTCAGGATGCCATAGAGCAGGTGTTCAAGTATGACAACGTGGAGTTTGGTAAGCGAATCTCTATAGGTGACGTTTATAGGGCAGGGCTGGGTGTAGAGGGTGTGTCTTACATAACTGTAAATAAGCTGATTGAGACGGGGTCAACTGACGGAGTACGAGATATAAACGTTTTTGGAGAACCTGAAAACGAGTTCAGCAACGATGAAAACGCTTTTAGAATACCTCGTATAAACCCAGCTATAGCCCTTCCCTGGGTTACTGCATCAGGCGGTCTGGCTAACACATGACGTCTTCATTTACTACTGATAGAGACACTGTAAGAAATTACCCTATTAGTATTACTAATAAAGACATAACCACAGCAGGAGTTGTCACACTAACTACAAGCGATACTCATGGGTTTTCTATAGGAGCGTCAGTTCAAGTAATCGGGGTTGACGAGTACGTAGACGGCACCTGGGTAATCGTTGGTGTAACCGACAACACGTTTTCCTATAAATCTGTGGCACCGGCGTATGCTCTCTCTGAGGCCGTTTCCGGCGGCTCGGCTATATCCCCATCTCCAGCGTATGTGCGGTTCACCAACACTGATCAGGTTGTTGAATCTCTAGGTTCCCGAGTTTCTCTGTCGGCAGAGTTCTGGGACTACAACACTGTGAGACTTTCCTGGACCGTGGACGAGTCCGTGGAGGCCTTGGCTACGACAGACATAAAGTATGGACGTGTACCTAGGGTAGCAATATCTAGGTCTTCGTTTGGAGCGCCCGTCTCTCCCCTTGACGGAGTTCAAGTTCTGAACGAGCGCTACACTAGCGTTGTTCCTTCTCCTACAAGGGTTATTTCTACAGACAACTTTCAAACGCAACCGCCACTGAACGACAACTACAGAAAACCAAACTACGGCTTGGCCCTGTACGACAGGAATTTGCGATCCGGCATCTGGTACTACTACTCGATATTCTTTTACTTATGCGGAGTTGATGCCGACGAAGAAGGGTTGGTAAGTACTTGGCGTAAAGCAGCGTCGTCGTACGCCCTTACTCCTAACAACTTTCAACACTCTGACAAGCTTTACGAGCTTGTACCTCCCTACTATCAGTCAAAGGACCAAGAGTTCGCCTACGGTACCGGCAGTTCGGGAACTTTGAAGAGGTTTCTGTCTATAGTAGGTCTTGAGCTTGACTATGCCAAAACATTGGCTGACGGCGTAGAACATATATACGACATAGACTCAGTCAGTGAGCCTCTCATGCTGCTTCTCGGAGACAGCAACCTAGGCATTGAGCACGAGCATTCTCTAGGCACGTCCAGGTATAGGTCCTTGTTGGCCGCTGCCAGCCAGCTCTATGACGAGCGTGGAAGTGCCCGAGGCATTAGGGACCTGGCGTTCGCCGCTACTAAGTATCGATGTAAGATAATTGACGGTATCAATCTAATGAACCTTACTGACGACGCCGAGTTCGCTGGAGGTACTGGGTCGTGGGGAGACCTAGGATCGGCGGCTTCGACTGATACTACTTACGAGTCTTTTTATAACAGCCAGTCTTGGCTTGGGCTGGACCCCCCGCTATCTACGTCTACATTTCAAAGTGTTCGCCAACAGGTTCTCTCCCTAGATACACCTGAAACTGACTCTATAGTTGACCGTAGAAACGCTTTGGAAGTCACGCCTTTGGGAGCAGTAGTCCTTGCCTGCGGCCTTGGCACAGGCGCAACTAAGAATCGTTGGAAGAAAGAGACCCTTAGCCCATTCTACCCCAGACTTCACGGCATTAAATGTGTACCGGGAGTAGTTTATTGGTTTTCAGCCTTTTCTTCTAGAGCAGTTTTAGGGTCAGATCCAGGCGTTACTGAGGTTGGCATTATGTGGTTTAACGACACAAAGACCACTGGAGAATTTGACTTAATTGAGGATTTCATATCTAAAGACGCCTTTAGAGATGACGACCACGAGGGAAACATGGTCAGATACTCGGTATCTTCAGAAGCTCCGATGTCCAGACTGGGTCAACCGTACGTATACGCTGTACCCTATATAGCTTTCTCAAATAATAGTAAGAGGCTCGTAGCGGCCTGTATGTTCTACAAGGAGTTGAACAGTTCTACCGACTTTGCGATAGACCTCGGTACTCCGACACTGACTCTTGGCATTCCTACTACGTCAAGCCACCCGGAGAACCTTGGTTCCGTTTACAAGTTGGGTGATGAGTGATGGCCGGTACGCTGTCTAGTAACTGGTTCAACGAGTTTTTCCCAACCATAAACTGGGAAGTTGCTGAAATAGGTTTGAAATTTTACGCCAGATCTCCTGACCTAATACCGTCGTATGGTACTACTTTTTCAATAATTGAAGAGATGGAGAACCTTCCGGCTAACCCTGAGTGGGTCCCATGTACTAATCAACCGGTAGCTGTTTCTACCGTTACCTCTTCCCCAGTATTTAGATTCAGTAAAAATGTTGATGGAGATGTAACTACGTTCAAACTTGTCTACGAGCAGTCTCCGACGGACCTACTAGCAACCGTGGAAGACTTTACCGGTTGGGAAATAGACTCATACTCTCAAGAACAACTATCCTCAGTAATTTTTTACATTAAGGATTACGCCGCCGATCCCGATTTAATAGGTAAAATTTTGTTTGCAACCAACCAAGGAATAGGTAGAGAGTCTGTCATCCATAAGGGTGCGCTTTATGGACAAACCTCTACACCAGCGCCATCTGGTGGGGTGTACGCTGTTAAGGTTTCTCAGTTCGGTGGTGTAGGCAGCAGTGCTCAACGTACAGACGTCGCAGCCGGGTTCCTAACTCTCGTGGCGTCTGAACCTAGGTGGGAAAGTTCTCACGCCCAGCACCTATGGATCGAGCCTCAGCGCACTAATTTCGTCGCTAACCCATCGTTTGAAGGTCCTCTCGTTGCAGACAAACCCTTCGGGTGGAGAACTAACGATGCCGCTCAGCTCAGCAAAGTACTCGGCGGTAGGGGCCCCGGAATCTACTGCGGAAAGCTTGACATTGATGCTGGCGAGCCTGCAATCATTGAATCAAACTACTTCCCAGTAGTAGGCAATTGGGCGTCCGTAAGCTTCCTTATACGAAGCAGCGTTGACGCAACAGTAACCTACGGAATAGTTGGGTTTGACGGAGCTTACCAGTTCCCAATCATGCCCTCTACACTAAGTTCTACCCTTACAGCAACCCCGTTGGGAGTAGGTGAAGAGGCTGCTTCAACAGGCTTCTACACGATCACGGGGTTGTTCCAAGTACCCGATGGGTCAGTGGATCTCTGCCTCAGAATAAAGGTCACGTCCGACGCAGACGAAGCTTGGAACGTATGGATTGACAACGTGCTGGTCGACCCGCACGAAGGTCAATACACCTATTTTGATGGGAACTCTACCGAAGGGCTTCCCGGAGATTTCCGATGGATGGGCGGATCAGCCTACGCCGATCAACACTTCTCCATGTGGTACAACAACTACCAACTAGCAAAAACTCGTCTAATGGGCGGGTACGACGCTAACGACGAGGCGTACAAGCCGGGTATGGTGGAGGAGTGGGCCCCTACAGGAGCCAACATCGTTGCCCACTGGGACGCAGTTACCGCCTATACTCCCCGTAACTGGGAAGGCAACGCCTTCTACCCAATCTCAGATGTAAGTCAGGCGGGCGTAACGATTTTCTTGGAGACGAGCTAAAAGGAACCTACAATGGGGTACCCTATGACAACCCTGCTGGTAACTGCTCTGTCAATATTCTGGGTCACGCGCCTTGCACGGGTGTGGGTAGAGGCCCCTTCATGGGTGTGGACTTTAGTGCACCCCTCCTTGGCTGCCTTAGCTCTGATTCCTTGGGAAGGTGACCGACCGTGGCTTGCTCCGCTGGCGGCCTCTGGTATAGTAGTCTTCCTCCAGCTTATGGAAAACTTGCTCATCGCCAGAGCAGACGAGTCGGTTGCGTCCGTCATGCGGCGTCGTTGATAAGTACGTACAAACATAGGAGTAATCGGTGAGATACACCATCATCGGAAACGGAAATCCTAACACTAAGGAAGTGGTCAAGACTCTAGCGTCTCTGGCCAACGACGATACGAGGTTTGTCTTGGTGGGGTATGAGGACCCCTCCCCTGCCACCAAGGCCATCTTGAGTTGGATGGGTGACCGGTTTGACTACGACCTAGTAGTGCCTGCTGCGTTCGATCTCCTTGACGAGTACAAGGATTGCGCCAGGATCATCACGGCTAAGCGGCCGGTAGCGCGTGCCTTGGCCCACTCCGCTTCGGAAACGGACAGCCCTACTGAGGAATGGTGCCTCCTGGTCATGTCACATGACATCGACCACGATGAAGACGCCCTCTTCGCTATCAATGCTTGCATCGATAACGGGGTAGAAGTGTTCGATCTCGGCGGTCAGATGGCTCCGCTCACCATCGAGCAAGATGCGCCCACTGTTGTCGAACAAATCGACCCTCCTCAACCCGTAGTTGAGGAGGCGGACGTGCTTGAGGCACTCAAGCTGGCCAGCCAAGTTAGTCCCGATCAACTGGACGGGTTTACCCGTGAGGAGCTTGAGGAGCTTACGAGGGACGAGTTGAAGTCTATCGTCGGGGCCCGAGGACTAGTGCCCAAGGACATGAGGTCAAAGGAGTCTCTTATCGAGGCAATCCTTGGCGTATCTACTGATACTGGTACCGTGCCCGCCACTAAAGGTACTGACCGTCAGTACTACCTACTGACGGTGTTTCCCGATCAGTCGATTTCTATGGACTCCCTGACAGTTGAGCAGTTCTCGCAACTGACCTTCTGAAACCCCCACCAGTTTCAAGGGCCTGTAGCTCAGCGGTCAGAGCAGGCGACTTATATTCGTTTGGTCGTGGGTTCAATCCCCACCGGGCCCACATCAGGGGTCCCACACCTGTGGGACCCCTGCTGCTATTCTCTCAGAGAGCACGGGCCTCCGGTAGCAAAGAGGCCCGTGGCCGGGGATGAGCCGTCAGCGACGAACCCCTCACACCCAAGGGCGGCGACTGTCGCTCTCCCCGAACAGTGGTGTAATCATACCACCTTTCAAAGGATGAAACGCAAGGTACCAGGTTGGTATGACAAGAAACACAGGGTTCCGAGCAGTAGACCTGTCGAACGCCTTTTTGTTCGGATGGTCTCAGCACCACAAGCTGTCGATTAATGACTTCCAGCTACTTATGTGGGTGGCGGTGCGGGGGATGCGTTCCGAACCGTCGATGGCCTTCTCTTGGTTCCCTGCTACGGGTCAGCAAGACTGGTCAGTGTCCATGTGCATGGAGCACTCAACGCTTCGATCGAGCCTTTTCAGGCTACGCAAGAAGGGACTTTTAGTGCCCCTCTCAGGAAGTTCATCCGACTCTCGATTCCGGCGGGTCAAGGGGTTCGGAATCCCTGACAGTGTGGTTGCCGAGTGCCGCCAGTGGTACCAGGATAGGGCCAGCATGGACTCCTCTCTATCCTCTTTTTTGGGAAAGTTGCGGGCCGACAGCTCTTCCTCAATGTCAACAAAGTTGACTGGGGAAGACTCACCTTTAGGTCCTCAGGACAACACAGTTTGTCCTCAGGACAACACAGTTTGTCCTCAGGACAACACAGTTTGTCCTCAGGACAACATGGGCGACTCTGTGACCAGGAAGTTTGTCCTACATACCAAAGAAGAAACCAAGGAAGTAAGCGAGTACCCTACGGGTACTCGCTGCGCCGAAGGCGCAGCGACCCCAGGGGAGGAAGAATTAGCAATGCGGTCTGACGATGGGTGGGCGTCGCCCAAGGATTCCCTTGACGACTTTGACGTTCCGCGAGACAATCCCAAGAAAGGCTCTGGTTCGGTAGCACCGAGCACTAAGGTGTTGAACCTGTTCTACGAGCTGTGGGTCCACAGCAGGACGGCTCGCAAAAACCTGGCCTACCCCTGGTCCATGAAGACGGTGTTTCAGGCACGAATTAAGCAACTGATTTCTGAACAAGGATTGGATTTGACCCTTGAGATGGTCAGGGTATTTTTCAGACTTGTGGATACCGGTCAAGTAGTTTTGAAAAGTGATGATCTATGGAAAGATTTCTGGTTCAATAGAGCCAAGCTTGAGGGAATAGCTCGTAAGAAGTCCGGCAGTTCCCGAGAAGCAGTTCTTGATCAAGAGTCGGAGCTGGAACGGTTTCGGCAGATGGTAAAGGACCGTCGTCGTGATTAGGTTGCCTGACAAGACCTTTGTACCAGGCTCTTTGCCCGCCAAGAATCGAGTTAAGACCAAGGTTTCCGAAACCCCTATAGCCCGTGAGTACATAAACTCCAAAGCCTGGGATCAGGGGTTAGCTCCCCGCCTAGTAGCTCCCTCTGGCTCAGGAAAAACTTCTGCAGGGATTGATCTTCTTTTGGAAGTCAACTTCGCTTCTCCTACGGAAATCATTTATTGGACCGAGTACGATTATTTGTCTGATCTACGAAACTTGTGGCGCATGGAGGACATGACCCAGAAGTACGCACGGGATGATGCCTTGTGGAAGGAGTACTTGGACTGGGAACGGTCCTTGTGGGATCTCAAGGAATGCAAGTTCTTGTTCCTCGATGACGTTGGCCGGTGTTACTCTCCTATGCAGTTCTACGAAGTGGAGAACCTGCTCAGGTTTAGGGAGGCTAAAGGTCTACCCACTCTCGTGGCTTGCCAAACCGGTCTTTGGGAAAATCTTCCAAGCGGCATGCGCTCGCTCATTGAGCGTAACACTATAGAACTGCAGGTCAGGTAATGCAGGGCGGAGACTTGGCTTCCTGGAATGAGCGACGGGTGGCCGTAGTATTAGAGGGTATACTGGCTAAGGTTCCTCCGGCGACTGTGTCAGGGCGTAAGTTCCTCCGACGAGGATGGGTGGGACCGACTCCTTCACCGGATACGTGGGAGTGGTCCGGCCATGCCATCAGGCTTATCAACGACAAAGCCTTTCGACTGAACATACCTATAGATATTGTGACGTTTACCAGTCAAGAGGTTGCAGATAGCTGCGCCGACTGGGTGTATCGGTACGACATACGCGTGGCATCATGCGAGTTCTACGACTTTGGCTGGTTCTGCAAGTCCATCCTATGGAGACCAGACTTGCATGTCGTGGTGGACTCGGATAGCTCGCGGTTAGAGCACTATGGCGTCAAGGCTTTCCAGTCATTTTGGGGCGGTGACTTTTGATGGATGTTCAGAATGCCTGCTTGTCGAAGATTGTCTTGTCCGGTGAGATCGTACCGTTCATTGAGTCCAAGATCAGTAAGGATTTTTTCCCTGACCCTTCTCACTGTCGTGTTTGGGAGATGGTCCTTGATCACTATAAAAAGTACGGTAAGCCGCCGTCTGAGGACGCTGTTCACGCCGCTTACCCGACGTATGGTTTCGTACCATACCCTGAGCCGACCTCTTTCTACCTGCACAAGCTTCAGCAGGACCGTAAGAAGGTTATTCTTACCGCCTCGGTTCAAGACTTTGTACAGCGGTTAAAGGAAGACGAGGGTCTGGACGTTGGGGATGACCTTGAGTCAATCATGCGTCAAGGTCTCGCCAACGCCGCTCATGAGATCAGCCAGGGCAGAGACACCGACTTCTTCTTGTCGTATGGGCGGGTTTTGGATCGCCTTCGTGAACGTCGGGATAATCCTGGATTTCTTCGTGGTATAACTACTGGGTTGGACGGTATAGACCGATTGACAGGCGGGCTCCAGCCTGAACAGCTCATAACCATGGTCGGAACCCCTAAAGCGGGTAAGTCTTCAATGTTGTTGAAGCTTGCCTTCAACGCTCACCGTAACGGAAACCACGTACTCTTCGTTACCTTTGAGATGTCCACTGAAGAGCAGGAAGACCGCCTTGTGTCCCTAATCTCCGGCGTTGGCCTGACGAAGATACTTACCGGTACGTTTTCTCCTGATGAGGAGAAGAGGATCGGTAAAGCCTTACGAGTCAGGTCGGCTATGGGGGGCTTTACCATTACCAGCGATGTGTCGTCAGCCATAACTGTGTCGGGAGTGCAGGCTAAGATAAACCAGTACAACCCGGCCCTGGTTATCGTAGACGGCGTATACCTGATGGATGACGAGTCGGGTAATGACAAGGGTACTCCTCAAGCCTTGACCAGCTTGACCCGTGGGTTTAAGCGGCTGGCCCAGACACGGCGTATACCGATCATTATTTCGACACAGGCTATGCTGTATAGGTCTAAGGGCGGTCTTAAGATGGAGTCTATAGGGTACTCGTCGTCCTTTGCTCAGGACTCAGACATTGTTTTTGGCGTTGAGCCGCATGGTCAGATACCAGACGTGTCTACTTTCAAAGTAATTGCTTCTAGGTCCTCTCCCAAGGGGGATTCTTTTGTGCGCTTTGACTGGAGCCGAGGTCTTATCGAAGAGCTTGACTCCGCTACGTACGACGCCTTGGTGAACAACCACCAGCCGATCGCTTCGTCTGGTAGGCCCAATCCCTCATCATTGCACGCCTTCTGGGACGACGATGTCGCTTGATGTTGAGAGCGTCCTCTTCGACCTTGGGGTCTCTGTAATAAGGCTGTCAGGCGACGAGGTTGTTGCTAAGTGCCCGATGCACGAGATCCGCACAGGTAGGCCGGATTCAAACCCTTCGTGGTCGATAAACGCTGTCAGCTTGGCACACTACTGTTTCAGTTGTGGCTACGCAGGGTCCTTGTCAAGTCTTTATCGAGATCTGTCCGGCTCCGTGCCGGAGGACCTTGAGTGGTCTATAAAGAAATCCTCTGTATTATCGGCCTTTGCTCAGTCCGCCTCGCCGCCGGAGCCAGTCGGTCCTAGCGTGAACGAATGGGTTTTGAGCAACTCGTTCAGAGACATGCCGCAGCCTCTATTGGACATCAAGAGGCTTTTACGTCAATCTGTGGATGCTTTTGGGATCAAGTGGGATCCCACAAGAAAGATGTGGGTCATACCGATACGGTCCCCGTCAGGAGATCTTATGGGCTATCAGTTTCGACGCAAGGGGTCGGTACTGAACCATCCCAAAGGTATGGAGAAGTCTAAAACCTTGTTCGGATTCCATCTGGTTGACGGCGACAGGGCCGTGATCGTTGAGTCTCCGCTCGACGTCGTGCGGCTTCACGGTGCCGGTGTGCCGTCGATCGCTACCTTCGGAGCAGGTATAAGTCAAGAGCAACTGTCTATTATTAGCCGTAACATACGGTTTGTCGTCGCCGGGATGGATAACGACGCAGCAGGTAAGTCTGCTAACCGTGTTCTCGGGTCTCTACGTTCCATGGGGTGCGTTGTAGTCCCGTTTGACTACGGTAGGTTGGGCGGCGCTAAAGACCCGGGAGACGCTAAAAGCGACTCCGTACTACGAGAGATCTGGGAGTCCAGTCTTTCACTGCAGTTTGGATGATCACATGGATCTACCTCCTCTCCGACCTTACCAGGAAGACGCTGTTCAGAAGTGCTGTGAGCGTGGCAGCCTGCTTCTGGCAATGACCATGGGGTCAGGCAAAACTCGTGTTGCCATTGAGACTGTTCAATCACTGGCAGCCTCCGGCAAAGTTATTGCCGGATCGGTGTTCGTTCAGAACAGCACGAAGTTTCAGTGGGCGCGAGAGATTGAGCACTGGGCTCCAGGGGAGTCAGTGCTGGTCATAGACGGAGACGCCAAAAAGCGTCGCCTCTTGTACATGTCAGCGTCTAGCCACCTCTATACCATTCTGAACTATGAATCCCTGATTCACGATTGGGAGTTGATTCAGGAGTTTCTACCAATAGATTTTTTAGTGGCTGACGAATGTACGAATATAAAGAGCTTCCGAGCACAAAAGTCTCGGCGATTGAAAGCTCTCGGCAAGCACACCCCATTCCGGTTTGGTATGTCTGGTCAGCCTGTAGAAAACCGGCCCGAGGAGCTGTTCTCAATCATGGAGTTCGTCGACCCTTCGGTTTTGGGAAGGTTTGATAAGTTCGACCGTACGTTTATATCTAGAGACCATTGGGGGAGGCCTAGGAGTTATAAGAACCTAGGACTCCTGCACTCCACGTTGGCTGCTGCTATGTTTAGAAAAAGTCGGGACGATATTTCGCAGTTTCTGCCCGACGTGGTCACGGTAGACTCTCCGGTAGAGTTAGGTGCCTGGGGCACGAGCCTGTACCGGCACATACGCTCCGACCTGCTGAACGTCCTAGACATGGCGCTTGACGCCGGTATGGGCGGTTTCGACCTTCTTGGCGCCTATGGACGGTCGGATGGCGAGGATGATGGTGGGAAGTTCAAGGGCATGGTTATGTCCAGGGTCATGGCGATGAGGCTTCTCTGCGGACACCCGCAGCTTTTGCTCAAAAGTGCCAAGGACTTTGATGATCCCGATGTTCTTGGTGGGTCTCAGTATGCAGCCTCCCTGAGGGAAGGGGGGTTACTTTCTGGTGCCCCCCAGACCTCTCCTAAGTTGAAGTATCTGATGGATAAGATAGATGCCATATTGGGAGAAGATCCTTCAAATAAGGTTGTGGTTTTCAGCGGATTTAAGGCAATGCTGAGTATCATCTCCGAGGAACTGCGGGAAGCTAAGTACGGATATACTCTTCTAACGGGGGATATACCTTCTAAGAGCCGGGACGAGAGTATCGTCAAGTTCAACTCTGACTACCGGTGCAGAGTGTTTCTCTCGTCGGATGCGGGGGCGTACGGTGTGAACCTGAACTCAGGTACGCACCTGATAAGTTACGATCTCCCTTGGTCGGCCGGGGCGTTTGCCCAGCGAGTTGCTCGCATTGATAGGACTTCCTCGGTAAGTGAATCCATATTTATTGACTCAATGTTCTGTCGGGGGACTATTGAGGAGCGGCAGTACGACATGCTTAGGCAGAAGAAGCGGATCGCTGAAGCGTTCATCGACGGAAAGTTTGACTCCTCAGGGCAACTCCCTCTGACCCTAGAAAGTTTGCGGGAGTTTCTGTCAAGTAGTTGACATCGCCGCATGGTCGGGCTACCTTTCGTAGACCCAGTATTCGCATCGGAGAATGGCATCGTGAACGAGGATCTCAACACAGACTTGGTAGGTGGCCCGATGCAGTGGGTCACTCGGTACCTTGAGTACCGCAAGGGGCGGGAGTCTCTTGAGGCTGTAGAGGGTCAGGCGAAGAAGAATCTGCTTAGATTCCTGGCCGAGGAGTGCCAGGCAGACGATAAGGGCAATTCAGTTTTTCAACTCCCTAGCCCCATAGGTGAGGTGTCGGCAATCAAGCGGGAGCGCCGACTGTCTCAGCGTCTTGACGAAGACGCCGCCCTCAAGGCGATTGAGGAGTTCGGGTTGTCTGAGTGCCTTGAGACTGTGTTGGTTGTCAACGAGGACGCTCTTTTGGCAGCTAACTACGCTGGGCGGTTGCCGGACGACGTTGTCGCCGGTTTGTACTCCGAAAAAGAGTCCTTTGCCTTTGTTCTTGTGAAGTCAAAGGGTCGTTAGACTAGAGGTGGGGTTATGATCTATGAGGGTCCGGGTCGCGACTTCACTCGCGCTGACCTTTTCTTGCTTCTCCAGATTTTGGAGAGGTCAACCGCACCTCCTGACCAGGAGACAGACGTACTCAAGCTTCACAAAAAGATAGAGGCTAGGTTGTACCAAGCATGAGAGATCCTCTAGACTTGTTTTCGGACATAAAGGATTGGCCCGGTAAGCGGCCTCCCGCAAATAGGGACTCAGAAGATGTTGGGAGTTCTTCTGACGAGAGTTGGGATGCCAAGCCAATTAAGTACATGTTCGGTGGGCAGCAACGGGAGTTCTACACGATATCTCACCTTGCCGCTGCACTGAACAAGTCCGTTGTGACGATAAGGTCCTGGGAGCACAAGGGGCTTCTTCCCAGAACACCGTTCAGGTCTCCAAGACCGCGAGGAGACATGCTCCCAGGTACTAAGCCAGTTGGAAAAAGGCTTTGGACCCGTGAGCAGATCCTCGGTATCATACGGATTGCTCACGAGGAGCAGGTTATTGTAAACGGCAAAGCCCCTACTCTAAGTTTCTCTACCAAAGTACTTGAGCTTTATAAGCAACTTCTATCTACTGACACACATAAAGGGTAACTCTAATGGCATTTGATTATGACGAAGATGACGACGATGTCCCCCCGGTGGTCCGGCCCCGCACCATGCGATCTTCCGCATCTCCCAGCGCTGCTCCGCAGCAGGCTCAAATCGACGACGATGACGGAGTCGAGGAAGAGGGCGATCAACCCACTAAAGAGGTTTCTAGCGGCTGGGCAGCGGCCCAGGCTCAGGTTCAGGCGGACAGCCCATTTGCCAGCAATCTTCGTATTGATGCTAACCAGACGTTGATCAAGTTCCTGGAAGATGGCCCGTACGCTAATTACAAGCGCCACTGGGTTACTCGGCCTTACAACTGCCCGACGTCCGTGGGTCGGTCCTGCCCGCTCTGCGATATTGGGCATCGCGCTAGCGCTACCTCGGCGTTTAACGTGGCCAAGATCGCCGAGGACGGTACGCTCACGCTTCACTCGTGGGATGTGTCCCCGCGACAGTTCGGAGTTCTTCGGGCCTTTGCAACTGACGCCAAGGTTGGTCCTCTGCCGAAGGGGTTTTTCTACGTCTCCAAGATCGGTAACGGCCAGTCGTCCCAGACCAACATCATTCCCGTGAGGAAATCCATCCTCATCGAGGACGGAGTAGCGGTACCCTCCGACGAGGATTTGCGTGGCCTGGGCGTGTACACTGCGTCTATCATCCGCTTTCCCAAGAAGTCGGAGCTGACCGAGATCGCCTTGGAAATCAGCTCAGACTGACTCAAAAGATGACCATCGTACAGGGGGGCAGCCTGCGGGCTGTCCCCCGTCTTGTTAGAACTATGGAAGACCTGGCTAGGGAAGTTAGCTGTCTAAGTAGGTATGACACCCTAGTTTTGGACGTTGAGACTAACTTTGCCCACCCGAAGGTAAACGAAGTTTCTTGGATAGGCTTTGCGGTACCAGATCGCGTAGTTCTCATACCCATGGGTCATCCCTTGGGAGTAATGCTTACCCCGTCGGTCAGGGAAAAGCGTGTTCCACCTGACGATGACCGCCGGGTTTTGAAAAACGGCTCCCTTAGTACGGCGAAAAAAACCTTCGTCGTTCCAGCGACGTTCGGTGACCCTGGTATTCAGTTGCGACCTGACATGGTGTTTTCTGCGATCAAGCCACTGCTGTTTAGTGATCGGGTCAAGGTAGGTCACAACGTTAAGTTCGATATTCAGTCGATAGCAAAGTACTACGGTGGTGCCATTATCCCAGGTCCGTACGTAGACACGCTCATCCTTACTCAGGTGCTTGACGAAAACCTTGATAGGTTTGGTCTGAAGGACCTAGTTATGGACTGGCTGAAGGTTCCGCCTAACCCTAAGCTTCGTAGCGAGTTCTATCCTAACCTAGGCAAGTTAGGTGTTTCCGAGCAGCCCATAGACCAGGTGGCCCGGTATCTAGCCAAGGATGTGTGGTATACACACCTTTTCTATCGTGAGCACAAGGGCTTGTTGGAGAAGACTCCGGGCCTTCAGAGGGCATTTGCTCTGGAAATGGACCTGTATCCGGCCCTAATGGATATGGAGCTGAGGGGTATCCGCATAGATACGGACGCCCTGTCTAGGGCTGGCGCAGAGTACGAACACGATAGGCAGGCTACTGCTGGGCGTATCTGGTCCATTTGCGGGCAACAGTTTCCTCTCAGCAATCCGACATCTAAGAGAAACTATCTTTTCGGCCCTAAGAAATTGGGTGGACAAGGCTTGAAGCCCTTGTCTTTTAGCCCTAAGACTAACTCCCCACAAGTCAACCAGGCCACTCTTGAGTACTACGCTCCAACCAACGAGTTGGCCAGACTCCTTCTGGATTGGACCGAGAAGGATAAGCTGATCAGCACCTTTATTACTGGGCTATCTGACCGCATGATTAACGGACGACTGCATACGTCGTTCAACCAGCATCGTGCCGTTACGGGACGCCTCAGCTCAACCAATCCTAATCTTCAGCAGATACCTCGTGACGGGGCAATTAGGAAGACGTTCGTGGCCGATCCCGGGCACCTGCTGGTAGTTGCTGACTATGATCAAGTGGAGCTTCGGTGTGCCGCCTTCTTATCGGGAGATAAGGAGATGTTTAGGGTATTCTTGGAAGGCCTGGACATTCACGCTCAGGCGGCGGCAGCGATGCTCGGGGTGCCTATTGATGGTGTAACCAGGGATCAGCGCCAGATAGGTAAGACCCAAAACTTTGGGACCCTTTACGGTGCAGGTCCCGGTAAGCTTGCCGCTGTAGCAAACTGTTCGCTAGAGGAAGCGAAGGGCTTCATAGACCGTTACTTCCAACAATTCTCTGGGCTGTCCAACTGGAAAGACAGCATGGTGATTAAATCCCGTAATACGGGAAAGCGTGGGGACGTTAGAAACGTTCCGTACGCAGTCATACCTCCATTTGGGAGGCGTCGTCGTCTCCCGGACTTGTATTCAGACGATCACAAGCTGCGGGCTCGCGCAGAGCGCCAAGTAGTGAACTCAATTGTTCAAGGGTTCGCTGCTAATGTCATGAAGCAGGCCCTCATAGATCTGCACGTCGCTCTTACGGGAAGCCCCTTCAAGATTCTCCTAAATGTTCATGACGAGATCCTCATCCAGGCCCCGGAAACAGATGTCGAAGACGCTCGGGACCTGCTAGTAGGGGTCATGGAGAGTGTGCAGTTTGATGGTCGCCCCATGCTGGGGGGTGTACCTCTTACAGCAGAGGCAGGTATCGGTAAGTCTTGGGCCGAAGCTAAGTAGAGGAGGAAGCGATGTCAGACAACGATTGGTGGGCCCGGCGACTCGGTCGAGCACAGGCTCAGCCTCAACAGCCGACGGGGTTTCAGCAGAACTACCCGGCGCTGGTGCGGCAGCTCCAGACGCCACAGTTTCATGCGCCACAGTTCCAGGCTTCTCCGAGCATCAGGGTCACCCCTGAGAATCTGTTTGAGGCCACAAAGCACTGGCAGGGAGGCGAGGCCCACCGACGTGAGACCCGCACCTGCCCTAGATGCGGTGGGGGCCACTTCTTCTCCCGCACCAGCGAGGTCAGTCGGGGTCCGTCTCCCGCACCGCTCTGCTACGACTGCGGATTCACCGGCCTGTTCCAGCAGGGCGATCCTTCTAACTATTCAGTATGATTAGAAACAGAGAGCTACCCTAAATGGGCACAACAGCACTTCAAGAG